CCTCTTTGGACACCGGATCGACCTTCGCCTCTTGCGTGCAGTACGCCCACTCATCCTCGTCATCGCTGAACGCCCACGCGCTCCCCGGTAGCGGCAGACCGGGCGTCTGGTAGAGGGCGACGTGTGGTCCCTGCGTCGGGTCTACCTTTACCCGGTGCTTGATCAGATAGTCCCGGTATCCGTAGACGTCCCGCGCCAGCGACCAGTGACGGGGACCGCCGTTGGTCACGATGCGGGGGTTGTCGCAGCCGGGCGTGAACGTTCCGCTTCCGGGCATGTTTACCTCACGTGTCCGCTGTCTTGAGCGTGACGCCTTCCTTCTTGGCTTCTTCCTCGGTGGCCGCGGCGATGCGACCAAGTAGACCAAGGATGGCCTCGCGGTCGCGGTCCTGCTGGAGCGGGGCGTTCTGCCGTGGCGTCAGCATGTCGATCCGGTCCTCGGGCGGACGACCGTGGTGGTTGCGGATCTCCCGCTCCCGTTGCATCTCCAGCAGCCACTCCGGTAGGTCCGGGAACAACTTCAGCGGAACCTCACGGGGCATCGGCGCCTGTTCGTAATACTTTGCCTTCGTCTGCTTGCCGAGCCGCTCCGTGTACTCGTTCATCCGGGCGATCGCCTCGACACTGCCGAACGCCACCGCCTCCCACTTCTTCATCTCTTCCTTGAACCCGCCGGTGAACGCCGCGCCGATGTCCTTACCGGACTTCTTCGCCTGCTCCTCGGCGCGTGCCTGCTCCTGCGGTGCCAGCGGGATCTCGGCCAGCCGGATCTTCTTCCAGTCCTCGAACCCGACGGTCAGGTTCATCTTGCTGGCCTCCCACTCCTTCTTCAGTTGCTCCTCCAGCTTGTCCAGCCCCTCGACCTTGACGCCGAGACCCTCGATCTTCACGTCGCCGATCGCCTGCTGTGCCTTCTTCCACTCTTCGGCCATCTTCGCCGCGATGTTCTGCATGATCGCCGGGATGTTGGGCAGCTCGAAGTTCAGGATGGCCTTCTTCAGCTCGGCAGCCATCTCGCCCGCGGCCTCCAGCATCTTGCCGAACAGGCTGGTGATGAAGTCCCACATCTTCTTGCCCCACTCCACCATCCAGTCCTTGACCGCGGTCCAGATCTTCTTCCAGTCCACGAACATACTCAGCAGGACCGCCGGGAACAGTACCACGGCCATCACCCCGAAGATGTTCCTGACCAGTGCGTTGACCAGCGCGACGGCACCGTACTTGATCCCCGCCCACGCCAGATCCGCAACCTTACCAATGTTGTTGAAGGCGTACTCGATGAACAGCAGGGCGTTGAACACTCCCTCCTTTACCGACTTCCAGTCGATGGTGATGTGACCGACGTTGTCATCCCACAGACCGCGGATGTATGCCACCGCCCGCTGGAACGTCCTCACGATGGTCTCCCACCCCTTGACCATGTCGTTACGGATGACGGTCATGGCGGTCAGGAATCCTTCCTTGAGGTACGTGGCGATCGGCCGCACCTCGTTCCAGAACTCCTTGACCGCCTCGACGATGTCGTCCCAGTAGTAAATGACCAACCCCAGGATGCCGAGCGCGGGTGCCATCACCACGGCGACCGCAGCCATCAGCGGGAACAGCGGCTTGAGCCACCCGTAGAGGTGCTCCACGTTGTCCACCACCTTCTCCCACGCCTCGCTCAAGCCCCCCGTGTACGCAGCCCAGCCCGCAACCGCCGCGGCGCCGGCGACGACCGCCGCGAGCAACAGATTGATCCCGCCCGTAGCGGCCGTGACCGCGATGCCGATGCCGACGACCGCCAGCTTGATCAACACCAACCCGCCAAGGATGACAGCGAAGAACACGGCGAACCGCTTCGCCATCGGGTCCACCGTCTTCAGCCACTCCTTGAACCCGATGACCGCCTCGGAGACCTGACCGACCAGCCACTTCAGGTCTAGATTCTCTACGATGACCTTACCCACCTCGGTGAGCGTGTTCTCCATCTCAGACTGGAACGTGGACCAGATACCGCTGAGGGTCTTGGACTGCTCGACCATTGCGTTGTAGAACTGACCGCCCTCAGCGGTCATGTTCTTGAACGCCTGCTCGACGATCTCGAACGTGACACCACCGGTCTCGATGAACTTACGGAGTTGCTGGTTACTCATCCCCAGCATGGTCTCTAGTTGCTTCCAGATACCGATGCCGCGCATGGCGAACTGATTGATGTCCACCGTGGTAGCACGGCCGGTACTGCGGAGCGTGCCGTAGAGGTACGACAGATCCCTGATTGGTATCTTGAGACCCGCGGCCACGTCCCCGAGTAGGGTCATGTCCTTGACGAGCGCATCGGCGCTACTGCCCATCGCCAACATCATCTTCCCTGACTCGAGTACCTCCCGCGTGTTGAAGGGTGACCAGTCCGCGAACTTGCGCAGCTCGCCCAGCGTAGCGTTCGCCTCCTTGGCGCTACCGATGATGGTGCGGAACGCGGCCTCGGTGCTCTCCGCCTCCGCCGCGAACTGGATCGAGTTGGTGACCGCGTCCAGGGCGCTTGTCGCGCCGATGGCCGCGACGATCGCCATCGTGTACTGACGGACTTGGTTTGTCAGCGTGGACCACATCTGACTACTCTTCGCCACGTTGGTCCCGACCTTCTCCAGATGCTGGGACTGTTCCTTGGCGAACGACTCCGCCTGCTTCGCCAGACGTGCCGTCTCCTTCTCGATGGCGCTGACCGCGGCCTGAGTGGTCGCCATCGTGGTTTCGAGTAGCTTGACGTAGGACGCGTTGTCACCGAGGAACCGCACCAGCAGCGCTTCGGTCTCGCTGTCGATTGCCATTGGTGCGGTCCTCCTGTTGACGTGTCAGCCCGCGGTGCTGTTCTCTGGAGGAGGTAGCTGTCGCGGGTCTAGCTTCGGGTTGGTGGGGTACACCCAATTCATCTGATCGCGTTGCATCACCCTGACCGTCTTGCCGCCCATCCGGGCAGCCCAGCTCTTCGCTAGCCAGCCGGATAGCTCCTTGACATCCTTGGGGTCCGCGTTCTTCTGCTTCAGCTCGAACTTCAGTTGGAACTGCTCCAGACGAACGCTGTTGGGTTGGCTGCTGAGTACCCGCCGCACCTCGCAGGCGATCTGGGCTTGGTAGTACTCCGCCTTCCCCGGGACGTTCATGTCCATCGCCTCCCACTCCAGCCACGCGAGGAACTGGCGGTGGGTCATCGGACCCGGCCACCCCATCACCTCATGGAGCAGCCGGTTCGTCCGCGCGGCTAGTCGGAAGTGAGCGGAGTATCCTTCGGCGGCCCTTTTGGGTCACTGGTCCCCTTCTCCACCTCGACCCGCATCCGCTTGAGGCGCTCGATCTCCTTGTCGATCTGCTCGACGGTCTTCTTCTCCTCCATGCCGCTGATCTTCAGGAGTCGCTCGAAGATGGGCTTGACCTTCCGGTGACCCCACCCGTTGACCACGCCGATCGGCACGTCCTCCTCCTTGCCGCCGACGATCTCCCCCTGCCTCAGCTCGCCGCCCACCACCTTCTTCAAGCAGAGGCTGACCGCGAACGGCTCGACGTTGGCCGCACCCTCGACGCGGTGGAGTTCACCTGACTGGAACCGCGCGGCCGCGACGCGGGCGTTGTTGATCTTGACCGCCCGGTCCTCCAGTGCCTCGTGGAGCCGGTAGTAGTTCCCTTCGATGGGTCCGACCGTGACGGCGATTGGTCCGTGGTCGTCGAAGACCAGTGGTTCACGGTCTTGTGCTTCGATCACTGTCATTCTCCTTGTTGGTGGTACTGGACGTCGAACGGGGCGGCTCCCACGCCCCTTCCGGTATCAGCCCCGGATGGCATACGCACGCTGAGTCATCACGGACCGTAGGCGTTCGGTCCGGCCTCGTAGCAGGTGCCCGGAGCCGGGATCATGACGGGGCACTCTTCTTCGCACGTGAGCGGGTCCAGGTTGGTGATGACGATGGTGATCGTCGCCTCCGGCTGGGTGCCGCGCACCAGCTCGTCCGGCTCGAAGGAGCGGAGGTACCCGTAGGCCACCAGCACGCTCCCGTCGGGGAAGATGAACGAGATGGCTTGGTTGGAGTTGATCAGGTCGTGGATCGCGTCCCACTCGGCCGGATCGTACGCCACCCGCGCGGTCCCGTCCGTGTACATCACCAGATACTGCGGAGCCGCGGTGGTGCAGAGCTGGTTGTGCATCGTGGTCTGATCGACCTTCTCTCCACCGTCCATGCCGGGCGGCTTGACGCCCTTCTCCCACAGAGAGATGTTCGGGTCGTTGATGAAGGCGATGAGTACCTGATAGCCGTCGCGCAGCTTCTGCCCGGAGGGAGCCTGTCGCGCGGTTGCGGTCGGTGCTGCCATGAGTCGATCTCCCGTTGTGAGGTTGGGTCAGGTGTTCGGCTTAACTCCCCGTGCCTACGTCCTGACAGTCTTCGTCTTCGCAACACATAATCACGTCAACCAAGCAGTTCACCACGAAGATCTTCCGCGTGCTGGTGGGCGTCTCCTTGCCGAGCGGTATCACGTTGCTGATCCGACTGAAGCAGTGAATCTTGTACCACGTAGTCTCTATCCCGACGTTCACGTTGTACGCCTGACCGCCGACCAGTGGACTCTTCTCGATTGCCTGCTTGATCTCGTACGCCTTGCGCCAGCCCGCGATCTTGGTCTTGCACCGGACGCGGATCTGGAGTGCGTCCAACCCTTGCATCTCTCCGTCGGGCTGGGTGCTGCCCTCGTCCGGCCCGTCGTAGTCGAAGAGGGTGACGGTGTTGTCGGGGCGGTCCGGCTCGTCGTTGTCGTAGACTGGCCACTCGCCCTCCGGCTGACCGCCCGCGTCCACGTCGCTGCCCAACCCCAGACCGATGAGGAGGCGGCGGACGATCTGGGCCGGACTGTGGTTCACTTGGTACCCTTCTTTACCTTCGGCGGTGGTGCCTTCTTGTTGGTGACCGGGTACTTCTCCGGTCCCTTGCGCTCCAGGCGGGTGAACGCACTGGCGCGGAGGGCACCCGTGTCGATCGGCACCAGCAGCATCGCCTCCCGTTGCACCCTCAGCGCCAGCAGCAGCAGCGCCTGAGGCATTGACACTCCCTTCTTCATCGCCTGCTGCACGAGCTGAGCGGCCTGAGGCTTGATGTTCCTAAACGGCCGCTCCAGGTACTTCGCCTCACCGCCCTTCGGGTGGTTGGCCGTGAGGTTCTCGTGGACAAACACCGCGTAGAACTGCGTGAAGCCCACGACCGCGCTACCCTTGCCCCCCGTCGTGTCCTTGCGAGCCTCCTTGATCATCTGCTTGATGCGCTGCTCCAGCTTCTTGAGTCCCTCCACCTTTGGCATAGCCTTCACTCTTGAGTACGCGGAGCACGTCCACGAAGCTGGGGAACCGGGTGCCGGTCTCGCGCTTGAACCGGTCCATACGCTTGATCAGCCAGGACTCCTCTTCGTTGTAGTCGCCACCCGTGAACGTCTCGCCTCCTACCGAGTGACCCTCCGACCGCTTCAGCCCGTTGATGTCGGGTCGGGTATTGTTCTTACTCATGGCGTCACGTCCCCTATTACGCCCGGTCCGTCCTGTGCCTTCGACAGCCACACCTCGCGCCGGGCGACTCGGTTCTTGATGTCTGGTACGTTGATCTGGCGTACGACCCACATCACCTCATCGTCGTTAGTACCGCTCCCGCTGCCGTACCAGTCCGCCAACTCCCCGAGCCACATCTGGCTCCCCATCGGGATGTCAGTGTTGACCACCACCACTGCGTCCACCGCAACCGGATTGCCCTGCGAGTCGAACCGGATGTTGCGACCGGCCTCCCAGCGCACGCCCGTCCCGTTGGTGGGGGTCAGCTCGATGGGGGCTGCCATGACCGGCTCGTTCTGGGCGGTGTCCCCTACCTTCCTCCAGAGAACTGCCGTTTGGTGCCGGTGAAACGTCTCCGGGGGAGGCATGGTTAAACGGCCGTTTAAGACGTCCGGCTGCACGTTTACGGGCTTCGCAGCGGTCGAGCCGTGGCAAACCGCCGTGAACCGCTGCGACGCTCGCTAGCGGTCTGTGTAGTCGATCTGGCTGGACGGGTTCTTGCCGCCCCAGAACGCCCCTACGTTCTTCTGCGGGTTGTTGATGGCCTCCAGGCAGCGTGAGCCGTCCAAGCCGAGTGCCGTCGAGCCGTAGTTGCTCAGCTCGAACCGCGGGCCGACTCTGTTCTTGAACTGACCGCCCGAGCGGTCCGTGTTCTTGGCAGCGTAGGTCTGGTCACTCATCACGTAGGCGTGAGCGGCCAGCCACGTAGCGATCACCTCGATGTCTTCCTCGGTGTGTACGTAGGGCGGATCCTTCGCCGCCGCGCACGCCAGCATCTGGCGGATCCACGTGTCCGCGGTGCGGATGTAGATGGTCAGGTCCGCGCCGCCGTAATCATCTCCGGCGGCTAGGACTGCTTCCACCAGATCGCTGGTCGTGTACGGCATGACTTACCTCAGGCTCCGGAGCTACCCTCGCCGCTCGCCTCCTTACCGTCGTGCTCCAGGATCTTCTCGATGATCTCGTCCTTGGTCCGCGCGGTACCCAGATCGACGCTCTCGTCCTTCGCGTGTGCCCTCAGGTCCGCGACGGTCATCGCCTTGTACGTCTCGCGGAGATCGTTGATGTGCTCCTTGACGGTCTCCGGGCTGACCTTCCCGTCCTTCCTCTCGTCGGGGGGCGGTCCGTCGATGCGCTGCGGCACCGGAGTCGGCGAGCCGGGGATCCTCGGGAGGAACGTGGCGGTCACCTTCGCGGCGTCGTCCGCCTTCTCGAACTTCTCCGGGAACCGCTCGCTGAGGTGGCTCCGGCCTTCCACGACCTGTCCGCTGGTCACGAACCACTTGCCGCGGACGTTGTCCTTCTCTCCCGGCTCCACGTGCGTCCCGCACTTCGGTCGCAGCCTGAACTTCCCCACGACCGGCTTGAGCGGCGGGAGCGGAGCGGGCTTGGTCTCGACGTCGGCCATTGCAATCTCCTTGTCACTGGTGTTGAGGGAACCACCCCACCGGGAGCCGTGCGGTCACCCCGAGTGAGCCACACGAGCAGCTCGCAAGGAGAACAACCGAGCCGCCTCTCCCGGTGGGGCAGCGCGACAGTCACCGAACTGGTGACAGTCTTAGTTTCAGCGGGTCACTACCACACCGACCACGCGGCAGACACCTCCGGGTCCGCACTCGTAGATCGTGTTACCGCGCTGAATGTACGTGATCGCGTGTACCACCGGAGCCGTCGGTGTTTCCGACTGTGCCTTCTCCTTCGGTGCCGGTGCCGTTGCCTGTTGCTTGGAGCAAGGGCACTCCCCCTTCCCGCCGTTGGCCGGACAGAGGTACGAGCCACACGTATCCACACCGCCGGGAGCGGACACACACGAGCAGCCGGTCTTCTTGGTCTGGCTGGGCTTGCTCGCCGCTGCCAGTGCGAGCGCTGCCTTCGCCCGCGCCGCTGCCTCCTTGGTACAGTCCTTCTTGTCGGCACACGGACCCGACTTCTTCACCAGCCCGCCGGTGATCACCGGGTCCGGGTCAGCTGCGGAGGTGGTACCCGTCAGGGCGACGAACACCACCAGCGCCAGGAACGACTTCATCGTAGACTCCTTGTTGGAGCGTAGGGCGACAACGCAGGGCGATCAGGGGGCGAGAGCGTAGTGGTTGTCTCGGTTGAAGACCGGATCGTTGGTGCGATGCAGTGTGATCGCCAACCCAGGACGCTCGTTGTGGATGAACCAGTCCGGCTTCGGCTTCCGAGCCGGGAACCCTTGTACGTCGCTGAGTGCGAACGAGTCCCCTTGAGACAACATTCTATCGGCAACGCGGTCGTCTACCCAGAACGCCGCGACCGGCGCGTCTTCCGGCCAGACCGGACCGGTGTGGGCGCGGTCACCCCACGAGTTGAGACACAGCAGACCGGGACGGTTGCCGTTCCGTGTGGCGATGAAGACCATGCAGTGCGCCCACGTCCCGCGGGGGTTGCCGAACCCGTCGCGGTCCCGCTCCATCGTGAACCCCTGATCGGAGCACACGACGACCGGGTATCCTTGGTTGATGGCACGTCGGGCGTCGGCAATGGTCTTGACGAGTGCAGCACCCCTCACCGGGTGCTGCTTGGCACGATCCTTGACTTCTTGCGGGACACCGGTACTGCCCCACTGACGCGCACGGGCTGCCGAGTAGCTCGTCAGGTCGAAGGAGCCAATCAGTTCCATCGGTGCCATCGCACCCAGACGCAGCGCCTCGCACGCCCACCGCCCGACCGAACCGTCCCCTCGGATGCGGCCACCGCCGATGTCAACGCGAGACATCGCGTAGATGACTTCGGCACTGATCGGTTTCCACTCGAACTGCTTGCCGCTGGCAATGGCAGTCGCCTGGACCACGTCCGTCCCGTGCTTCGAGCCGCAGCCCACACACGAGCCGACCTGACCCTGATCAACGTTCGGGTACCACGGCGGTCCCTTGTTGTTGACCTTCCGCACGACGCGGTAGAGGAACACGTCGTCGTCACCCATCGCGGCCTTACCCGCGGGAGTGGTGTCGAAGTGCAACGTCCGCATCGGATCGAGGTTCATCTCGATCACGTCGTGGTCCTTCACCCAGCCGGTCTTGAACTGGTCGAGTTCCGTCTTGACATCGGGCACTAACACCGGCTTCTCGACGATGATCGGCGGAGGTGTCGGGGTGAACTCCTTACCACCGAAGAACGCACCGGTGATGCCGGCGAGTGTGGTCAGTACCCACGTGACGAACATCCAGTTCCTCACCAACCACGGGCGCGGCTGCTCCGGAGTCGTGCTCATATGGGGGTCTCCTTTGGGTGGGTCTCTGGAGGAAGGTACGAATACGTCAGCCGCTCACGAGGGCGTCCAGTGCGGCCGACAGCTTGAGGAACGTCTCGGCGGTCTGCGTGCGCTGCTGCTCCGTGAGCGGGTTGTCGCTGGGGCTGCCGAGGATCTTGGCGAGTTCCTCCGCGGCGATCACGCGCACACTGAGCAGGGAGTCCTCGCCGACCAGCCCGTTCCCGGCTTCACGAACCTGACGCAAGAGCTCCCTGCTGTTGGGCGACTTCTTCACGTCCTGTGCCAGATCCGCGGCCTGCTTGTAGAGGGCGCTGAGCAGGATGGCGTCGGCCCGAGTACCCTTGTCTGCGGCGAACGCCTCGGCGATCTTCTTCTTCAGGTCCGCGGGTGCGGGCGGTGGTTTCTTGTCGTCGTCCGGCTTCGGCTTGACGCCGAACGGTACGGTCACCTTCTTCCGCTCGAACGTCCGCTTCTCGAAGTTGATCACGAACGCGGTGACTGTGTACTCCTTGTCCAACCCGCTCAGGTGTAGCACCGCGCTGTTCGGCGTGGCCTTGCCGTCCTTGTCCAGGGAGTACTCGGTGTGCTCCTTGAGCGACACCGGGGTAGGGGTCACCTCCCATTGGACCGCGTCGCCCGACTCCAGCTTGTACCGAACCTCGGCGAAGCCACCGGGCTTGATCGGCGTGTTGTCAACGACCAGCGGACTGCCCAGCACGATCGGCGGGTCGGCCGCGGTCAGGGTCACGACGTGGGCGAGGAGCAGAGCGGAGGTGATGGTGAGTGTACGGATCATTGTAGGTCTCCTTGATAGTTTGAGCGGCGGAGTGCCAGTCGCGTTGCGCCGGTGAGATGTGCGCGACCGCTGTTTGCTCCGCCGCTCGGGGTGACTTTCACTTCAGCACTGCTGGGTCGTCGTCAGCTCGTGGTTGCCTGGAGGATACCGCAGTGGCCGTAGAAGTCGGCCCGGAGCCGTGGCACCCAGATGCACATGACCATGAAGTTGAGCTGCTGACCCCCCTTCGTCTCCCACTGGATGACCGTCAGGTCCATGCCATTGACCGCCTGAGCCGTCTCCTCGTCGGCCTCGACCATCAGCAGCGTGAACGGGTTGGCGACCGTGATGCGGTCCGGTGCCGCGCTGTAGGTGCTCGCCGAGGACGGGAGGTAGTCCAGGCGGCGGACGTCGATGATGCCGTCGATCTTGCGGAGCCGGTCGCGGAGGGTCATGTTCGCGTTCGACCCGCCGAGCCGGGCGTAGTCGTTGTCCATGAAGGCGTCCCAGTCGTTCGAGTGGTACAGCATCCACGGACCGAACTTCTTGGCTGCGGTCTGCTGGTCCCGCATCTCGAGGACGTCCTGGACCGTCGCCTCCGGGTTGGAGCCGGTCGGCGTGTTCAGGTCCGTCTTCGTCAGGCGAGCCGGGAAGTTGAGGTACCCGTAGACCTGACTGGTCCGGCCGTACCCGCCGACGTGCGTGCTCGCCCCGCCGTAGGCGATGCCGGTCTCGACGCCGATCGTGGTCTTCTCGACCATCTCCGCCACGCGGCGACCGGAGGCACGACCCATCTGCATGTCGA